GGTTACTTCCGTGAGTACGGGAGCCGTAACAGGTATTTCCCTGACTTCTCCCGGCTACGGCTATGCCGGGACTACAGGCGAGGCTACCACGGCGGTCACTGGCAGCGGAACTGGCTTCACGGTGACGATTACGGTGGGGCCGGAAACGCCTGTTGCCGCCATGACGGCGTGCCGCACGATTTGCCCGCAGTGGTACGCCAGCATCTATGTTGGCAGTTACACAGGGCAGACCATTGACACCGATCTGGAGAACCTTTCGGCTTACATTCAGGCTTGCACCCCGGCCTCGGTTTTCTTCCTGACCAGCGCGGACAATGCTGTTCTTTACAACACAACGAATAATCTATTCGCCACGCTTCAGGCGGCGAAACGGTCACGCACGTTCATGATGTATTCGACGCCGCAGTACGGGACGGCGCAGGCAACCCCGACGCTTACCACCACGGCGGGCAGTGTAACGGCTACAGTCAATTCGGCTACGAATGTGGCGGCGGGCCAGTACATTGTGGCAATGGGCGTGGTCCCCGGAACACAGGTGGTTTCGGTGGTGTCCACTACGGTCACTCTGTCTATTCCGGCGACGGCAACTGAATCCACGGAAGCCTCCGGTTTCTACGCTCAGACTGTCAGCGGCGTGCAGAATGTGCAGCCTTTGAATTTCTGGTCCTCTGCCGCGCCGATGGGCATGGCTATGGGGCGGAATAGCGGTGCGCCCGGTTCGTACTTCGATCTGATGTTCAAACAGATCGAACAGATTGCGCCGGAACCGCTTACGCAAACACAGGCAAACACGATTTGCGGTGCTGTTAATCGCTCCACAAGCGGCCTGAACGGCAACGTGCTGCTGGTATGGGCCAACGGTGCCTACGAGTTCCTTATTAACGCCACAATGGCCGATGGTAGTTTCTTTGATCAGACGCTATTTCTCGATATGCTGGCAAGCGCGATCCAGTACAACGGGGTAACGCTTCTGACTTCGGTTCCGGCCTTGCCGATTACCGATTCCGGCGTAGCTCAGATGGCGAATGCAGTTTCGCAGGCGTGCGCTCAGTCTCAGTCGATTGGTTTCATCGCCAATGCCGGGACATGGGACGGCGTGACTATTGGACCGATTTCGGCTGGTACGAAACTGCCGAAAGGTTACTACGTCTATGCGCCTCCGGTCAGTACCTTGACTCCGATCCAGCGGGCGGCACGCCAATTGCCTCCGATCAGCGTTTTGCTGATTGAAGCGCAGTCCGGTCATAGCGTGGCGATTCAGGTCAACGTCCAGCAGTAGCATCACATCGCGGGCCGAAAACCAATTCAATTCGGGGATCGGCCCGCATCACATACATACCAACACGAAGGGAAACATAATAAATGGCGACTGTACTTTCCACTTACTCTGGACTTGATACCAACGGTTCTATATCGTCACCGCTGTTTGACACAATTCAGATTTCCGGCATTGCCGGTCTTGGGCTGGCTGAGGCAATGGTCCGTATGACTGTGCCGCACGCCGTTCTTCAGTCGGGCATGGACGGGGCCGTTGTGCCTTCCTATGTACCGGGCGAACAGGGGGAAATCGAGCTTCAGGTTTGGCAGACTTCGAGCCTCCATGCCGCGCTGCTTGCCGCTTACAATTCGGTAAAGACGGCGGCTGACGCTGGCAACGTATCCAATGCTTTCGGCGCGACGGTGTTTATCCAGAACACGGTGGATGGATCGAGCCATACCGGAACTGGGTGCGCCATTGAAAAAGTGCCTGACAAGACGTATCAGGAGCAGGCACAGCGTGTTACCTGGAAGATCGTATGCGCCAACCTTATCAACGAAATGCCGTACTAGGACTATTCACGGCACTGGTGTCTTTTGCGGCGGTATCGTCATGGATGCCGCCTGTGCCGGGTGCATTGAATCAGGCGGTAACGCAGTCAAACATCCATCAGACGGTATGCGCCGCCAATTGGACGAAGACGATCCGGCCCCCGGCAAACTACACCAATAAGCTCAAACTCGTGCAGATGAAAGCACTTGGTTTGACTGGTGCGCCGGGGGATTACGAGGAAGATCACCTGATCTCGCTGGAGATTGGCGGCGATCCCCGGAACCCGAAAAACCTATGGCCGCAGCCTTACGCGGGACAGTACGGGGCGCGGGTGAAAGATCAGGTGGAAGATGCTTTGCACCGGATGGTTTGCGGGAACAAGATGACGCTGGCAGACGCGCAATCCTGCATTGCAACGGATTGGGTGGTTTGCGGAAAACGCATCGGCGTGTTGAAGTAGTAATTCAAAGGAGCAGCAGCAATTACAAATGAGCAGCAAGTTCACAGATATTAAACTTGGCGATCTAGATATTCGTATTATGCCGTTTTCGCCATCCATCGGGGCTATGACGGCGGTGCAAACTGCCAGTGGGACATGGCTACGGGACGAAGTTATCTTCAGTCTGATTCGCGGGAATTGCCTCGATGTGTGTTCCGTCATGCAGGAACATGGCGGGGTGGTAATGCCTGTGAAGATGTACGCCAAGGCAAGCGGGACGCAACAGGAAAAATGGCTAATCCCCAATTTTCAGTTGTCGCCGGCGGATGAGTTTCGGCTGTTGATGGAAGTTACCAGCGTGAACCTTCGTGATTTTTTTCCGCAAGCGGTGACGCAGCAAGACGGCCCCACCGCAACCCCGGATACCAACCCGCCAGCTTCCCCGAAGGCTTAGAGGCATATGTTTGGCGTCCCGTATTGGCCGGGTACTGGAGACACCATGAAATTGATGACGGCACGTATGATTTCTTCGACCTGGTAGACATTAACAAAGTTCTGGACTACATGGACGAAAATAAGCGGCGGGCCAGCGAAGCGTCGGAGAATAAACGGTAATGTCAGATATTTTAGAGTCCTACTTAGTCCGGTTGGGATTCCAGAACGATGAACCATCGTTTCGCCGGTTCAAGGACATATTAGCCGATGCTGATATGGCCGTGGACCGGCACGCCAGCGGAATGGTCCATTCGCTACTGAAGGCGCAAGTCGGGATTGTCAGCGCGTTTACCTCGGTCAGCGGTGCGGTAGTTGGTCTGGTTGATAAGGTCGCGATGGCCGATCAGGAGTATCGTCTGTTCGGTCAGACGATGCTGATGAATCAGTCGATGGCTCGTCAGTTGAAAATGACCACCGACACGCTTGGCGCGTCGATGGAGCAGATTATTTGGGACCCTGAACTGAGCAGGCGGTCCATTGATCTTGGCGTAGCGATTCAGAAGATGACCGGCGCACTCGGTCCCGACTTCGAGCAGAAAATGGTGCGGCTGCGGGATATTCGATTTGAGTTCTCCAAGTTGAAGCTGGCGACGGAGTTCCTTGGAATGTCCACTGTATCGCATCTATTCGATAAATTGCCTTTGGATGAAATTAAGGCGAAAATCGGCGGGTGGGTGACTTGGCTGGAGGATCATGTTGATGAATTGGGGGATAAGCTTTCTACCGGCTTGGTTCCAGTCCTGAAAAGTACATGGTCGATGTTTAAGCAACTTGGCGAAGTCGGCAAGGAATTCGTTATTGTTTTTCAGAACTTCATGGGGCTTCTGAGCGGCGACACTTCCATTGAAGGATCGACAGCTAGTTTTGAAAAGTTCGGTAAAGCGATTGGGTATGCTGCTATGGCGGCGGCGCACCTGTTCAGTTATATTGCCGGTATTGAAAAGTCGATCAGCCATTTTATCGGCGCGTTGTCGCAACTGGCAAATCTGAATTTCAATGGTGCTGGCAAGGAAACGCTGGAAGGGCTGAAAGCTTTAAAAGGAACCATTTACGGTGTCGGTTATGATGTTGGTCAAGTCTTAACCAACGTGACGCCTGGTGGGACCGCAGCACTTGGGGCGTACAATCCGGCGTATCGCCAGATGGTAACCGGCGTTGATCTTGGCGAGATAAAGCCTCCAGTTCTATCCGGTGTATTAGGCAATGTCCCTGCTGATCTTCTTGCGAAAATCACGGATGCCATCGTCGCGCATGAAGGGGTGAATTCGAATCTGATTGCTAACAATAATCCCGGTAATTTGCGATTCGTGGGGCAACCGGGCGCAACACAAGGCGTCGGTGGGTTCGCGCATTTTGACACGTATGAGGCTGGTTATAAGGCGGCGCAAAGTCAGATTGCATTGGACATTTCTCGCGGCCACGATGTAAATGGTTCTCCGACTACAACATTGGCGGAATTGATTTCATCCTGGGCACCATCCAGCGAGAATAATACCGCTGCTTATATTCGTGACGTAGCGGAGCGAACAGGTATCGCGCCCGGTGCGCCATTGAGCCGATCCGTAACAACCGGCGATATTCATGTCAACGTGAATGTCACGGGGACCAATTCAAGTGCTCATGAAATTGCCCATAAAACAGCTAAGGAAACAACTGAGGCGTTTCATAAATTGTTAACCATGAATGATCTTGCGATGATGTCTACGGCGAGCGGGTATTAGCCATGGCTTCGATTGGGTGGCGTCCACCACAATGGCCTGTCGGTCAGGGCGTTCCGGGGAATACGTTAACGATTCTGGTGCCGAATCCTCAATCGGACCCGGAATATGCGACTCCGCCGGCCACGGAAGGGTTGAACTCTTTCAACTCCATCCTGTATGTTTTCGACGCGGCCATTCGCGTTGAGCATGAACAGGAAATGGTCATCACACAGAATCCGGTGCAGACACAGGCGAGCATTTCGGATCATGCGTATCTGGTCCCGGCGCGGGTGACGGCTGAGATTGCGATGAGTGATTCGATGCAATCGTACATTACCGGGCAGTTCAGCGGGTCCGGTAGCCGCAGCGTATCGGCATATCAGACATTGCTCAGTCTTCAGGCGTCCATGCAATTGCTTGGACTTTCCACCCGGCTTGCCCAATACAGTAATATGCTGATTCAGAGTGTGCGGCCCGTTGAGGAAGTTAGCACGCGATTCGGGTTGAAGTGCATTGTGACCTTCCAGCAGGTATTGTTGGCCGATGTAGAGTACGAATCGCCAACCAATCCGGCTGCAAGTTCACGACCTGATGCAAGCCAAGTGAGTAGTGCTGGTGGCTCGAATACGACGAGCGTGCCGCAAACCATCAGCAATAATTACAGTACGAAAAGTCTGACCCCGACTTTGGATTATTATGTGTTCGGAGCACCGGCAACAGTCGCTGGAGTTCCACAGCCGAATTTTCCGACGAAATCCGGGGCTACGGTCCCAAATTCTGGAACGTGGAGTAGCGAATCGTTCACGAATTCGTTGCCGTTCATCCCGCCAAGTCTTTTCTAACATGGCCCAAATCGTTCCGCTTTCGCCACTGAACAATCAGACGTTCACTGTACCGCTGAATATCAACGGCGGGACGGTTCAATTATCCTTGTTTCTGTACTACAACTCGATGGGCGGATATTGGGTCATGAACATATCCGATCAGACCGGGAACCCGCTGGTTTACGGTGTTCCGTTGCTCACCGGAGTTTGGCCGGCGGCGAACATTCTGGCTCCATACCAATACCTGAACATCGGTTCGGCCTTCGTTATCAATGCAGGAAATTCAACGAATGACTATCCTAGTAACGCCGCGAACGATCTTGGAACCAACTTTCTGCTGTTGTGGGATGACAATACCGGCTACGTGGCCGGGGAACCGTGGGGAACGTCCGTGATAGGACCGGCTGGACCTCCCGGACCACAAGGGCCTCCCGGACCCGCTGGCGGGCTTGCAGGTTTCTATGGCATGGGCACCAGCGGTTCGCTGACGCCGAATATGCCGTCCGGGTATGTGCAGGGAACTGGTACGCTTGGCGGAATTGTCCCTGGTGTTCTTACCGGGATCGCAAGTATCGCGGCTCCCGCCAGTCCGGTAGCCTTAGCGTGGTTCGCTATTCAGATTGTGCAGCCTGCGACGGCACCGACGTACAATGTCACGTTCGCATCGTTTTATCGCGGCTTGAGTTCTTTTATCCTGGATACGACCCCGAATACTCAGGCGGTCCTTGTCTTTCAGGTTTCCAGTGACGGAACGTATGCCCAACTCATGCAAATCGCAGCCAACGGGATGCCACTTGCTTAAAACTTCCATGAAAACCATTTCGCTCTTTGTACTGTTCTCGGCTATAGCGTTCGGACAGACATTCACTAATGCCACCATTCTCGGCGGCAATGTGACGCAGGATTACGCGACTGGGAGTGTTGGCGGATACCTTCGTTTCCCGCCGATCACATATAATCCGTATGATGGCTCGAATTGTACGGATTTCGGCGGGAACAAGATCGGTCAGCCGTTGCCTGTCCCCGGCGCGGCTGGTTTCGGCGCAACGGACGTTGTGCTTTGGAATTCCTTATCTCCGTTGATGCCTGCTTCCGGCGTTGGATGCCCTGCAACTACGTTGAGTGGGAATATCAATAGCAGTGTTACCACCATTCCGGTGGCTTCCGGCGCGTATATCCAGAATGGAAATGTCATCCAGATCGACAACGAGCAAATGCTTGTTACGGGCGGCGGCGGGACGGCTTCGTTGACGGTCACGCGAGGCTATGGGGTGAACCCCGGTTTTAATACTACTGCCGCCGCGCATACAAGCGGCACGGCTGTTGGTAACAGCATTCCGGTAAACCGGACGTATGGCCTGAATCTGAATGGGTATCTGTATGCGCGTGGTGGTCATGCGACTGATGTTGGGGCTTACAATTCGTTCGAGTCGTTCTATGGGGGGATGGAGGTGATCGGGGGGAACTTCGGGAACAGTTATTCCGGTGGGCCGTGTTCGTCCTTGCCTTGCGGCGGGTATATTTACCTGACGCCGTATACTAATTCTCTGGCGACGGGGCCGAATCTTCCGACCTATACGGTAGGGTCAACCAGTTCCCCGGTGACGCCTGTTGCTGGTATGTTGGCTTACAGTTCGGCGTCGAATTGCCCGACGTTTTACAACGGTTCATCTTGGGCATGTATCGGGACGGGCTTTAATACCAATCCTCTCATTTTCACAGGACTTTCAACGGCTCCTTCGGTGTCTGGCAGCGGCAATGCCAATATGTACTACGACACCACGAAAGAAGAATTCTATGTCAGTTACAGCACAGGTGCTTATACGGGGCTGAAGGCTCCAGTGTTCAATGCGGTTGTTACCGGGCTTACTTCCGGGGCAAAGACGTTTCAGAATTCGGATGGATCATGGAGCGCGGACTATCAGGGGAATTTGGCGGGGCAATCAATTGCAACGAACTGGCAGGAATGGGCAGGACAGAGTTCCGGTTCGCCGTCCGTGTCGATTTCTAATGCGTATGCCTTTTACAGCACGACTACGTTCAACGGGTATCCTTCCGGGCTGTTCTTCAATATGAATAATGGCGGGTGGAACACTGACATTACAACGAACGGGATTATCTCTCCACTTTTCAATTGCACCAATACAACTTCTTCTCATTGTTTGCAATCAAACACTGGAACATTTTATGTTACCGGGGGTGGTGATGCAAATTTCCAATCCATTACGACGAATGGCGGCTATGGCATTTCCAGTTCCGGTGTGCTTAATGTTGCATCCTGTACTGGCTGCGGCGGTGGCGGTGGCGTCACATGGCCGACTTCCGGCGATGTCGTCATAAGCAACGGGTCAAGTTCTCCTACTGGCGTTGCACCGGGAACGATTGGTAATTGTTTGGTTGTAAACAGTTCAACTCAGTGGTCTTCGGGTAGTTGCGCGGGCGGTGTGACATGGCCATCTGCAAACTATGTCATCTACAGCAATGGGACGGCTCCGGTTGGATCGTCAAATTTTGAATGGAATAATTCATCTCAAATTTTGACGATTACGGGAACGAGCACGGCTACAGATGCGCTCCATGTGGTATCTGGTTATATTTCGACGGATGGCGGATTGTTGACATCTTCCAGCGCATCTACCGCGATCAATGCTTCTTCGGGCGGCGTAACGTCCATCAACCATACATTCGTTAATGGTTCTGCCTCGACATCAGCATCCGGTTATACTACGTTGTCTTCGACTTCGGCTGGTCTTTATGCTGCGGTAAATACGAATAGCCCGGTCCCGGTTGTGGCATTGGCGGAAGTCGATGGTGACTGTATCGTTGGGGCAAGTGGGGTTTGGACCGCTGGAAGCTGTTCTGGTAGTGGCGGAGGGGTTACATATTTCTCTGCCGGGACAACCGGGTTTACGCCTTCCAGTTCCACCAGCGGCAGTATAACTCTTGGCGGGACTCTGAACGTTGCACATGGCGGCACCGGGACATCATCTCCTAGCCTTGTGGCGGGTACGAACATAACAGTGACAGGTTCATGGCCCAATCAGACGATAAATTGCCCCTCATGCATAACTTCCGGTACGGGATATGCGGTATTATCCGCGACTCAAACTTTTACAGGGGCCAATACGTTCTCCAGTTCAATTACAGCAAGTGGCGGGCTAACGAGTTCGTCTGGTATTCAGGCAGCGGGCTTTACATTGAATTCCGGAGGAAGTTTAACCAGCGTTGGCCTGAGTATAACCGGATATGTAAACACCACGCAGTATTACATAAATGGCAATACTGGCGTGTCCTGTACTGCTGGCTCTGTAAACACATCGACAATGGTTGTCGAATATGGAATCGTTACCCATTGTTGATGGCCTTTCATCGGAGTATCATAAGCACTATGAAGACACTTGCAGCAGCAGCATTTTTCAGTGGCATCCTTCTTGCCGCCGATCCGGCACTCAAAGCAAAGGATGAACCTGAAATCACATCAGCAATGGAAGCCGAATACTTCCGCGCTGAATCCGTGATGACGAAGATTCAGGCACAGGAAGCGCAGGCACAGGCCGCACTTCAGATTGCGGCTACGCAAAAGCCGCAGGCGCAGGCCGATATGCAGGCGGCGGTAGCGGCCATTACAAAAGCGTGTGGTACGAAGACTCCGACACCACAGGGCAAGCACATCGTTTGCGCTGAAGCTCCGAAAAAATAACCCATGTCAACGTCAGCGGCGGTGCCATACTTTCAACGGGCATGGCAGATAAAGCTAACCCCGCAGACGCAAAGCAACAGCATTATTCTGTCCAGTGACCAGTTTGCCGTTCCGTTGCGGGCGACGTTTGAAATAGCGGCTCACTCTTTGGCGGCGGGGCCTTCCGGTGGAGCGAATTACTGGACCTGCGAGATGACGCTTTACAATATCGCAGAGACTCTACAAGCGCAGTTACAGACTTCCGGCGTGCCGCAGTCTTCATTGGCCGCTGGTCTGCAAAACCAGTTGACGTTGCTTCAGCAGAGCGAGGCAATTCAAATGGGCGATCTCTTGCAGATCAGCGCAGGGTACAAGAGCGGCTCCGGTGGACCATTCACGCCTGAAGCGAATCAAATCTGGAGTGGTCATGTTTTCCAGCCAATCTGGACCCGCGAAAACGTGGTCGATTACAAGATCACGTTACGCTGTCTTGTCGGGCTGCTTCAAGATCAATTGGCGGCGGTGAATATCAGCGTAGCAGCCGGGAAGACGCCGTATCAGGCAATTCAGCAGATTTGCGATGCCTGTGGAATCCAGATTGACCAGACCGTTACCGGGCAACCTGGTGTTGATTCGCAAACTTTGAGTACTCAAAAGTTCTCGCGTGCTCAGGTGTATTCCGGTAAACCATTAACGGAAATCGCCAAGATTGCGGCTCCATACAAATTGCAGATGTGGCTATCCCCGAATGGCTTAAATGTTCGGTCACTGGAATCCACATCGACGGCGGTGCCGGATTACGTGTATGGCCCTCCGAATCTTCCGGGAGTGTATGCGCCCGCTGGATCGACTACCGGAGTGATTAAGAAGACTCTGCTTGGCGTGCCAGAGCAAACACAGCAGGGTGTGACGTTCAAAGTTCTTATGGACGCTGGCGTTCGAATTGGTGACGTTGTTGGGCTGGCTCCGGGGACGGTTATTAACCAGTTTCCCTACACCATACCGGGCTATCCTGCGATTCTGGACAAGGGCGGTAATTACGTTGTAGCCGGTATCCGGCATGTTGGCGACACCAGAGGCGGCAATGCCGATTGGTATACCGAAATCACCGGACTGACAAATCAGTTCTTCCGCAATTTCCTGAACATCACATCGCCGGCGGTGGGATAACAAAATGTCAACTTTCAACTCGCAGCCATTGCCCGTAACGGCTCCGACACCGGGGCCGACGCAGGATAGCAACTTCGGCGTCAACATCCCGCAGCGACTTGGGCAATCGACCAGTCGATTCCGGCAAATCGCGCAAATCATCAATGAAGGATTGCGGGTAGCTGTCCCGGCAATCGTTCAGGAGTTCTTCCCCGGTCCTCCTGCTACGGTGAGCGTGCGTTTTGCGATCAACGAGCGCATCCAATACAATCTCAATGGCGTTGATGGCCCGATAAACATTCAGGCGACTTACGTTCCTCCTGGCGGTGGCATGAGCGGTTCTCAACTGACGAATACCGGAGTGATTCAGGATGTTCCTGTGGTCTTCCCGTCTGCCGGTGGATGGAATCTGACAATGCCGATTCAGGCCGGGGACGAATGCCTGCTTGTTTTTTCTGATAATGAATTGGATTCCTGGTGGCAGAATGGTGGGTTGAATAATAAGCCGATCACGGCTCGTCGGCACAGCCTTTCGGATGCAGTTGCGATATTCGGGCTTCGCAGCACGCCGCGCGGATTAAAGAATTACTCCACGAAATCCATGCAGATTCGCAGCGATGACGGGAAAGTGGTTATTGACCTTGCGACGAATGGAATCACGATAACTGCTCCGAATGTCGCAGTGAACGCGACGAAGAACATCAACATACAGGCATCCGGCGCGTTGACCTTACAGGGCCAAACGGTTGCCATCACAAGCCAAAACGGCAACGCAACGGTCGATGGAGTCGTTATCAAGACGCATCGGCACAGCGGTGTTCAGTCGGGCGGATCGCAAACCGGGCCTCCAGCATAGTTATGTCACTTCCCGTTTTTACATATCGAAAACTTTCATCTCCATCGACCTTGACCACAACGATGGCGGCTGATGTTTCGAGCGGTGCAAGCAGCTTCACCGTAGCGGCGGCGGTCAGCGGTTCAGCGACGGCCAATTACGCATCGACATACGGGACGGCACTAGCTGGATCGACAAACATGACGGTTTCATCGTCCAGCAATATCGCTGCCGGTCAACTGGTTACTGCGGTGGTTTCAACCACGGGAACGGCTAGTTTAGGTTCCAGTGTGATCGTCGTTGGTTCTGCTTCAAATTTACGGGCAGGGCAAATTGTCGCCGGGTATGGCATTCAGTCGAATACTCAGATAGTCTCCATTTCCGGGACGAACGTAACGATATCTTTGCCTACGAGTGCCGCGATCAGTTCGAACAATCTGACATTCACCAATCCTGCGATTCAACCGAATACGCTGGTGGTTTCCGTATCGGGCGATACGGTCACATTGTCGCAGCCTGTGATTTCCGCAGTTGGCGGCATCTATGTGACGTTCGCAGCGTATACGATGACGATTCCTACTTCATCGCTTTCCGGCCCGCAAGCCACGGTATTCGAGGCGGGGACGGCAGTTGTTGGAATGTCGGTCAATGGGGCAGGGATAGCCACTGGAACAATTGCGGCGGCGTTTAGTATTTCCGGCAGTACGATCACCATAACTTTGTCACAGCCGGTCACTGAATTGCTCAGTCCCAGTACGGTGACCTTTATCGGAAATGGACTCGCGCAAGGACAAATTGTTTCTGTGCCTGGAATACCTTCAGGTACGCCGGTGGCCTCGGTGAACGGAACGGTTGTCAGTATTGCTCCATTTACGACCACGACCACGATCTCCAGCGGGACTTCAGTCACGTTTACCTCAGCGGGCGGCGATCCTTTGCGCGGGCAGGGGCTATCGAATTTCCTTTCGGGTATTAATGCTGTAGCTCAGGCGATTCAAACGCGGCTATTATTGCTACAGGGTGAATGGTTCCTTAATCTACAGACAGGGACGCCGTTGTTTCAGAGTATTCTTGGAGTCCCGAATACGAATGATGGGGTGGCGTTGATTCTTCGCCAGCGCATCCTTGGCACGCCATACGTTACCGGATTAACCA